TGGTGTTTCGACTCATACTGGGAACTCATCTTTTAGTAATAATTTAACAGTTGGTGGTGTTACAACCCTAAACGGAAACACCACAATTGGTGATGCACACACTGATACATTAACGGTAAATTCCAGAACTGGTTTCAACACTGATGCCACTTTTAATCAGAAACTTCTGGTAACGGGTATCTCAACGTTTGTCGGTCAAGTTAAGATTGGTGCGTATACTCTCCCAACTACTGACGGTGCTGCTAGTCAAGTTCTCACCACAAACGGTAGTGGTGCGGTAACATTCCAGGAAATTTCATCAACACTGGTCATCAGCTCTGCTGGTGTCGCTACAGATCCGATCGATCTTCGCACTGAAGTGCTGACGATTGCACCAACACTAAATCAGACTAATACAACACTGTCTAATAATACAATAACTGTAGGTCTTGCAACTGACGTTATTGTTGGTGGTGGTTTGACTGTTACTAATAACCTCCTGGTTCTTGGTAATTTGACCGTTGAGGGAACAGAAACTATCATCAATGTTGAAAGACTTGATGTACAAGACAAGACAGTAGGTGTTGCTTCCACATCAACTGCAAACAATACGACTGCTGATGGTGGTGGATTCTTTGTTCACGGTGGAAGTGATGGTGACAAGGAAATTCTTTGGTCTCTGGCAAACAGTGGATACACTGTTAACCAATCTTGGATGCCATCTACTGATGACACTAGGGATCTTGGATCTGCATCTCTTGAATGGAGAAATCTGTTTGTTGATGGATTAGCCCAACTTGATGATGTTAACGTTTCCGCGGCTGCAACGATTGCAACACTTAACGTTACTGGGACTGGTACGATCGCCACTGCCGATATTAATGGTGGTAATATTGATGCAACAATTGTTGGTGCTGCGGTAACCGCTGCAGGGACATTTACAACACTCACTGCTGGTACAATTGTTACTGGTGGAAGATTAGATGCCGGCCAGTCAACTTTCGCAACTCTCAGAGTAACAGGTATCTCAACACTTGCGACTCTTATCCTTTCAACTGGAACCAACACAAACGGAGTTGCGTACTTTGACTCTTCTGGTCAAGTTCAATCAACATCAACTCCTGGTGCTGGCATTCAAACTTCAAACTTTATTTTAACATCGAACGCTGCTGGCGTTCCTTCTTGGACTGATACAATCGATGGCGGAACATTCTGATCTTGATGCAAATGTTGTAGTTGAAATTGCACTTAATAAAGTCGTTGAACTACAAAGACAAATAATACTGACCGATGCTAAGTACATTACACTCCGTCAGGACTTTGACAGGGTTGTTAAGGAATTGCAAATTTTGCAAGTCAAATACAATGAATTAGTTGATAACAGTTCGACGACCAGAAAAACTGTCACTAAATAGTAGGAAGCTAGTTGTATATTAATGGCTAAACCTAGCACCAGACAAGAACTAATCGATTATTGTCTAAGACAGCTTGGTGAACCTGTTTTAGAAATCAACGTCGATGAGGATCAAATCGATGATCTGGTTGATGATGCCATTCAATATTTTCAAGAGAGACACTTTGATGGTGTTGAGAGAATGTATCTCAAACACAAAATCGATCAGGCTGATATTGATGCTGCGAGAAGTAATACAGTCGCAACAAGTGGTTTAAAGTCCGACACCTTCGATCCACAACAATCTGGTGTTCTTAGTATAAGTTCAAGTAACATAGTTATTCCTAATCACGGATTAATTACAGGATCTCCCGTATATTACAGTTTCGGTGCTGGTTGCACATCGATCGGAATCGCAACAACTTCAATAACTGGTGTGGGAACTACCTCATTTTTAGGTATTTCAACCGATAGTGTTTTGGTTTATGCAATTGTAGATGATAGAAATAAAATAAGATTGGCAAGAAGTAGTGGAGACGCATCAAATTATGTTGCTCTTTCCTTTACTGGATCAACTGGTATCGGATCAACGCACTTTATCACTACAAAAACAGAATTTACAGAGGCAAGAAATTTCATTGAAATACCAGATCATATAACAGGCATCAATGGCATATTTAAATTAGATGATAATACCATCACTCATAATATGTTTAGTATTTCTTATCAGATATTTTTGAACGATGTGTATAATTTTAGCTCTATTGAACTCTTAACGTACTCAATGACGAAAGAGTATCTTGAAACCATTCAGTTTTTGATAAGCCCAGATAAAAAAATAAGATATAACAAACGTGGTAATCGACTCTACCTTGACATTGATTGGAAAGGTATAAGTGCTGACGAATATATTGTGATTGACTGCTTCAGGATATTAGATCCGTCCGAAAATGAGAGAGTTTTCAACGATAGTTTCTTGAAAAGATATCTTACTGCTTTAATCAAAAAACAGTGGGGTCAAAACTTAAGTAAGTTCCAAGGAGTAAAATTACCTGGTGGAGTTGAATTGAATGGTCGTCAAATTTACGAAGATGCACTTAGGGAATTGAATGAAATTAGACAAAGGATGACATTTGATTATGAGGTGCCACCTCTGGATATGATTGGATAATGACTCTTAATCCCTTTTTCTTACAAGGTTCCGCGTCGGAACAAAGATTAGTTCAGAACCTGATCAACGAACAGTTGAGAATGTATGGTGTTGAAATTTATTATATGCCTAGAAAATTCATAGGCACAAAAACTATAATGAAGGAAAACGTTCTTGCAAAATTTGACGATAACTATGTGATTGAGGCTTATATTCAAAATTATGAGGGATTCCAAGGCTCTGGTGATTTGATGACTAAGTTTGGAATTAGAACTTCAGATGAACTAACTCTTGTGATCTCAAGAGAGAGATACGAAGATTTTGTCTCGTACTTTTATACTAATAGTCCAGGTGATGAGGTAAAATTAATATCAAGACCCAAAGAGGGTGATCTCATTTATTTCCCACTAAGTGATAACCTGTTCGAAATCAAGTTTGTGGAAAGTGAAAACCCTTTCTATCAACTTGGAAAACTTTATATGTATGAGTTGAAATGTGAGCTATTTGAGTATGAAGATGAAATTATTGATACTGGTGTTGAAGAGATTGATGATTTTGTAGAGGATAAAGGTTATATTGCAACGATAACATTAGTAGGATCTGGTGAAACTGCAACTGCGACGGCAGGTATACGTAACGGTGCGGTTAATCAGGTCATTCTTATTAATGATGGGTTCGGATATACTTCAACACCTGCAGTTTCAATATCTACTTCTCCCTCAGGTTCATCCTCAGCGAACGCCACTGCGGTTGCAATCACTACGACTGGAGTCGGAGCAACAACATTCTCTATTAAGGAAGTTCTGATCACAAATACAGGGTTTGGATACACTCAGGCTCCAACTCTATCTTTTGTGGGTGGAGGTGGTTCAGGTGCAAGTGCAAGAGTTGGAATCGGAACAACTGGTGTCGTTTTCATAAGCTCAATAGACGTTGCAGGTTCAAATTATATAACCACACCAACTGTTTCAATATCTACCTCACCGTCTGGATTGTCCACTGCCAACGCAACAGCTGTTGCTGTCGTAAGTGCAGCGGGGACAATATCTGCAATAAGATTTAGTAATGCAGGTTTTGGATACACATCAACACCGACAATTACTATTTCTAGCACAGGCGGTATTGGCACTGGTAACTTCTTTATTAATGAGATCGTGAGAGGTGAGACTTCGCTGTCAACTGCGCGTGTCAAGAGTTGGGATGCAGATACCAAAATCCTCAAACTCACTAACCTCGCTGGAAATTTTGCGGCCGGCGAGGTCATCACTGGCACTGCAACCACTCTGTCTAATCCTGGTATCGGCACAACTGGTCGTTACAGGATGAAGACAGTTCTTTATGATGATCAGTTTGATAATTATGCAGAGAATATCGCGATTGAAGATGCAGCAGACGGAGGTGTTGTTGATTTTACGGAATCTAATCCTTTTGGCACCTTCTAAATAATTAAAAAATGTTATGTTAGGAACTTATTTCTACCACGAAATATTGAGGCGAACCGTAATCGGTTTCGGAACTCTTTTCAACAATATCGAAATTCGTCACAAAGACGATGCTAATAAAGTTCAGAGCAAGATGAAAGTTCCTCTTGCCTATGGACCAATGCAAAAGTTCCTGGCAAAAATTGAGCAACAGCCCTCTCTGAATAATAGGGCTGCGATTACACTCCCCCGTATGTCATTCGAAATGACAGGGATTCAATATGATTCATCTAGAAAAGCATCAATCACACAGACATTCAAGACTTGTAACACAGGCACCTTACCCAACATCAAAAAGGTTTATATGCCTGTCCCTTATAATGTGTCTTTTACATTGAGTATTGCAACAAAATTAAATGATGATATGTTGCAGATTATTGAACAAATTCTTCCTTATTTTCAGCCAGGGTTAAATTTGTCAATCAATCTTGTCGATTCGATTGGTGAAAAAAGAGATGTGCCTATCATCCTTGAAAATATTAATATGACTGATGATTATGAGGGTAGTTTTG